AGTTCCCGTATCCTCAAGGCTGTAGCGTTGGAGGAATCCTTTTTTTTGCAACTCGTATTCTCTATATGTGTCGCCTGCGGAAGTCGGTTTTAGTTCAACACCCTCAGATTTAGCCTTAGCCACCATAGCAGCCCATGCGTCTGCGGCAAGATGGTGTAACCTTCCACCGCCTACGGCAGGCTTCAACAACTTATCTGGAAGTTTTCCAGGTTGTACCCCTTGTAAGTCAAGAGGCATTTTTACAGGAACAATATAATCCCAAGCAACTTTGCTCATTTTTCTTCTTTATCCTTCCCGTCAACTTTGTTGAACACGGCGTTGATTTCGTCAAGACTAAGTTTACCATCGTCAAGGAATGCCCTAGACAAACCTTCTACTACAAATGCGACCCCAGCAATACCAGCCATAAACATGGCTTTCCACAAAGGAACGCCAGCGATGGCTCCTGCACCAATTACACCTAAACCAGACGCTGCAAAAGTTGCAAGAATTCGTAATAGAATATTTTGAAGTTGTTTCATTTCTTTCCTTTATCCATGTGCCAGTCAATGTGGCTGTTTAAACGACCTGCTACGTTTTCAACACCTTGACGAACTTTGCGAAGTTCGGACATTACGTTTGCGTGGTCTTGGCGATTTTCTATTCTGAAATTCTTGAATTCCCGTATAAGAAAACCGACTCCTGTTCCAACTACGGGTATAGCAGCCGCAATAATGATTGCCCATGCGTCACTCATCTATAGGTCCTTTTAGGTCGGTCAAGCCCTTTCCATGTAACCCATGTACGAGCCTGAAGTCGGTTAGGATTAGTTATTCCTAGTTGATTTGCTACGTGCATATATGCGTTTTTAACAGTGTCATATCGCCCGTAAGAATCAAGTCCAAGGTCTTCTTTGTTATATACATGACCAACTGCAATGTTGTGAGCATGTGTATCTACAGTTAAAAAATGTGGATTATTTGGGTCTTTAATATTGTGATAAAACTGACCAGTCTTAATTCGCATAGGAAGCACATCCTCTGGATTTTCTCCACTGCGAATTCTTAATGCTTTTATAGCATTTTGACCAGTTAATCCTCTGATGTCTCCACTTTTCATAACTCTTTTTGCAATTTCTAAGTTATTAGTCCATTCTTTTTGAGGACTTGCAGCAGCAATAATTCCAGCACCCATATTTAAATCACGTGGAGATAGTCTGTCAGCCTCGTCTTGCGCTATGTCGTACCATTCATCTCCAGCCTGCACTTGTTCTGGAGTAGCCATTTGAGCAATCGTCTTAATGTTGTGCCTTAAATTGCCTAATTCATGAGGTCTTAAATTTTTGCCTTCAATACCAATAAAGTTAGAGCCTTCTGCTGCATATACAGGGCGTAAACCGTGTTGACGGCTAAACAAACGTGGGTCTACAGCCATTAGTTATTTCCTTTTAAGTGCTTTAATTCTTGATAGTCATACTTACGCTGTAGGTCTAACTCATTAATGTTTTGAGGGTTAGCCTTGTTATACAAAAATTGAGCACGATTACGCATACGTTTTGTATCAATAAAACGAATGCGAGGTTGTACACCAGCACCTTTTAGTTTGGTCATTGGCCTGTGCGGTTTAAACGCATCTAGTGGGTCTTTTACAATTTGAGCCGAACTAGATTCACGACGGGCAGACTGATATTTGTTTCCAATAAAGCCTGTTCGCCCACCTGGAGATTTTGCTACATACTTATTTTGAAAGTTGTAGTCATAACCAAGGTTTCTGCCTGTGTGTTGGTCGGAATAAAACTCTGACCAACGAGCACGACGCATTGCAGAAAAGTCGTATAATCCACCACTTCTTGGGCTACTTGCGATAGGGGACCCAGAGATACCAGAACTTAATGATAAGTTCAGGCGTCTAGGTTCCCCACCACGCATAGTGTGCCGCCAGTTCTACTGGCTAATCAGTCAAATACGACTGTTGGGTTTGGACGGTTCATGTGAGCGCCTGAGTTCATTTCACGCTCAAATTGTGGCATGCCGTCGCCTGCCATTGCACCTTGTACAAAGTCTGAAAGAACTACAGGAGCCTCAATCCACGAAGCCGAACCAACATGAGCACGCTCACGCATGGTGTCTTCAGGGTGCTTGTAGAACATTTCTGGGTTGTTGTGGTTCTGACGACCAGGAGCCGATGCAGTGTCAACATATGCACCTACAGCAAAATCGTTAGGTACGTCTGTGTCTGTTGCTACACCTTCTTCAAAGCGAAGCGGTCCTTTGTTTCCAGGAATGCTTGGTGCGTAGTCAGTTTCAAACATGACTGGCGAACGCTCTGGGAACATTGGTGCTGGTGATACATTCATTATGAAATGCCTCCAAATAGGGGATTTAACTTTCTACTACTGTACCATTTTTCATAGCACCATTATCGGAAAAATGGTGACATACCCACTTGGACCTCTGGCATTGTCTCAAAAACTGTCATGGAACAAGCCAAAGCAAGGGAGTCTGGATAGTCGTCAAACGCACCTTTTTCTTCTGGTGCGGATGCTAAAAGGTAAGGACCTTTGTACACCTTTTCAAGGTCTGACATTTGTTGATTAAATCGTTTCCAAGTTCTGGTACGGCGAGCCTTAGAGTGGGCTGGAATAATTAACTGTTCACGTTGAATTAGTTCTGTTAGGTGAACCCAGCGCTCGTGTTGCGCTTTGGCGTCAGAAGACACAGCAAGTACATCTATATCAGGCATCAGTAATTGGAGTCGTTCTGCTACAGCACCACCAACACCCTGTGAGTCTACGCCCACACGAAGAACTTCATAATTTCGTAGGAAGTCAATGATTTCAAAATATTGACTTTCCCATTCTTGGTTATTAATTTCCAACCAGTTGAGAATACGGTGTTCGTAAAACCCAAATGGGTCTGGATGGTCCCAATCAACCCACACAACGGTTACTACCGTAGAGTCGGTTTGTCTTGCTACGTCAATTCCTACAACTACCTGAGTACGCCACCATTGTTTTACAAGTGGCATGGATTGGTCATACAACCGTTCCATTCTTTCTTCGGTAATAAACATACCCTTTTCAAGAATCCATTTATTACAGTACGACATTTGGAATTCGTCTGAATCTTCACCGATACGCATTTTTTCTTTAGCAATAAATTTTGCATAGTTAGGGTTGTATTTAGATGCCATTTTGTGGTCGTACTCAAAATGGGCTTGGCGATGTCGTTTTCCACCGTTTACAGCACGACGCTTGTTGAATTGAATCATCTTATAGAAGTAAGATTTATTACGATTAGCCGTACCAGTCAGGCAAATACTTCCGTTGTTAAACGCCAACATTGGTTTAATTGACTTAGCAATCATGGTTTCGTCGGCTTCTTGAGCCTCGTCAATCATGACAAAGTGATAAGTTTTTGATTCAATCTTTGCTTTAGGGTTACAGGTTTGCATACGGCAAAGGGAACCTGCGTGCTTTAAAGTGATGATGCGACCCTTACCACGAGTACCACCCGATGCTGCTTTATCGTCAATTTCTGGGTCAAGCAAAAACTCAAGGGCATGGTCACTTGTAAGTTTGCTGACGATACGGCTAAACACTGTATCTGCTTGGTCTTCGGTTGGGGCAAACACTCCGCACCAAAAACCTTTCTCAAACTTAGATAACCATGTTGGATATACGGGAGCAAGTTTTGGAAGAATAACCATCATGGATGCCATTACTGCTGACATTACTTCTGACTTACCAGACTGACGAGTTGCAATAATGGTAAGTTCGTCACCATCTCCCAAAACAATTGACTCAATCATTCTGTATGCAATAGGTAACTGGTAGGGAAAGAATTCTACGTCACAGAATTCTTCAGTGAAAACAATGAGTCTATTTACTAGCCCATCAATGAACTCAGCAGAGGTCTCATCAAGTTCCTCTGCTAATTCTTCAATGTCTAATAGACCCTCGTCTTCAATTTCAAGCATCGTTTCTTCTCTCTAGTTCTGTATACAAATTGTTTAATATGGTTACTAATTCTCCCACTTCTTTGATATCCCCGTTGTGATAACGCCATTTATCAAAGGATGAACCAAGTTCCATAATCCCTGTATCAAACCAAGACATCAGTGATGGGGTGTCTAAACGAGCAATTCTTGCTGGAGTTGCTGGTTTTTCTTCTTTCTTTTTCCAGAACATTACCAATTTCCTATTTCTGTTGGGTCATAATTCAAGTGACGACCACCTACAGCAGAGAGTAAACCTTCTTCTTCATTATTTACTTTGTGCTTTTTACAGACGCCAATTTGGAATATGTACTTTTTAAATTTGATTTGTATTCCTTTACCTTTTCTCCAGTAACCACCAATTTCATGTACCCATGCTTTACACACTCGTGGAGTACTTTCATTTGCGATGTCCCTGTAAATCCAGTAAATCTTTCCAAAACCTTGTACTACGTTTAGTTTTTTCATTATCGTTGTAGTCTAATACCTGCGTTGTCAGTTCCGCTGTTCTGTGGGATACCGCCCATATACCCTCCGACTTCTTCACCAGTTGCTGGTCTACGTGGGTAACTGTTTAATATGGCGTTAATGTGATGCCCTTTAGAGTTACTACGAGCAAAATCTACGTATTCTTGATAGGTCATAGGACCATAACGCCAGTTAGGTCCTTTTGTACCATTTTTGTGAAAGCGCACATAGGCATACCCCATAATTACGCCACTAGTTTTAGCCATAGTCAAACTAGCATCTTTTACAAAAACGTGACCACATAGCCGAGTACTTGCTCCAGGACCTTGCCCATAGTTCTGTGGGTTATCTGGCTTGTTAGCAACTTGTGCAACTGCTGTTGGTTGGTAAATACCTAAGTCTTCTGTGCGTACTCGTCCATTTTCATCAAACTCTGGAACCTCACCTGCAAATCCAGCGCTTCTAGCCGCCTCTGCTGCTTCTTTTTCACGCTGTGCTGCTAGTAACTGAGGGTCATTGCCAGAGGCAATAGCCGCCATTTCATCACGCCATTTTTGTAGTGATGCAGGGTCTATCCCAGGTTTACGTCGTGCCATACGGCTATTTTACAACAAAATTACCATTTGTTTAATGGGCAAGTTGCTGCCTCAAGTTTTACTTTTGCCGCCATAAAACAACCGCATTGCTTACACTGGTTAGTTATTGGTAATAGTTCTGGGCATTTTTTACAAAGTGCCATTCTGTGCTCAGAAATAGAATCATCTACTTTTGAAGCATTTGGGTTTAACATATCCCAAGGTCGGGTAGTTCCAAGTTTTTCTTTGTACTTTTGCCATGCTGAGGTCATTGTTGTATTACCGTTGGGTCTGCTGGTTGAAATGCGTTATGTCCACGAGATTCATCCCACTTCCACCCTTCTTTTACCATTCCAGCGTACTGTTCTGGTATTTCAATAATTTGTGGTCGTGAACTAAATACAGCGGTTAGATACTCTAATTTAACGTCAACATGTTGAGTAAATACAACTTCTCCGTCAATAATAAAGGCATACCATTTAATTGGAAAATTACTTACATACTTTCCCAGGTCTGGGTCCCAGGTTACTTGTGGTCGTTCAATTTGTTCTTCCATATGTTTTCCTTGCTATTGACTAAATTCTCCATTTTCGTATTTCCATCCTACAAAAACAGCATTTAACTTATCTTCAGGAATTACAAAAACTTGAGGGTGATTATCTTGTGGACTTGTATCAATTGCTAAATCGTAATAGTGAACACTAGACACTATTCCATTGTTTACAAAAGCATATCCTTTATATGTATTCATACCTATATCCTATCCGCAGGCTCCACCGCACCCACAACAATACCATCCACCGATAGACGCAGCACATCCAACACACGGATTAGGTGAAGGATTATTGTAATAAACAATGTCATATGCAGGACAAGACCCTGAACCACAAGGAATAATCCCACAGGTTGCACCATTGCACCCTTCAGTTCCAACTGTTCCAGCACCACAAGAAACACATGCAGGTTTTGCTTGTCCAACCACGGTTGCTGTGGCTGAGTTAGAAAACCCAGACTTCTGTGCAGTTACAGAGGCCGTTGCTGTTTGACCATTAGACAAACCAGAAACAGTTACAGTATTTGTTGTCCTAGCAATAGTTCCTGCGGTTGTTGCAAGTATATATGTTGCAGTCGCATCATAGTTTGTAATAGTAAATTGAAATGCTCCGTTAGCACCATACGAATATGCGCTTAATGTTGGTGTTGTAAATGGTGGCAATGCACCAACCCACCTTGTATCTACTTGACCAGTACCTGCTCTATCAGTTCTGGGGGCTAAACTACCGCCAGATACGGATACTCCACCTCGTGTATTACGGTTAATAGACGGCATGTAAATTAAGCCGTAATGCGGTTTACGTACCCATGAATAGTAATTACGTTAGTTGTAGCAGCAAACGCTCTCACTACTCTTGCAGTTGCATTACCTTGTAAAAGTAAGCCAGGGACAATCAGATACAGACCGTTTTCAGCCGCTACGGTATACTCAATGTGACCGTTAGGTGCAGTCACTTCTCCCCACTCAATTGTCAACTTTACGTTAGATGCCGAAGTATTGACCGCATATAACCAAATCTCATCAATAGTTGTTGCAGTTGTTGATGCAGTGTGCACCGCAGTACCAGCAGTAGCGGTAGCAGCAACAAGAATACCAAGACCTGTTCCTGTAGTTCCTGCTGGTTGTAATGCTAATTTTGTAAATGTTGCCATAGTTGCTCCTAACTAAATACTCGTGCGCTAATTATTGCTTGGTCTGTTTCATATGAAGCATTTGTACCGTTAGGTCCAGTAGGTCCAGTAGGTCCAGTAATACCGCCATAAGCAAGACTATTCCAGTAAGTTGTACCATTTCCAACTTTAAACTTAGCGGTGTCTGATTCAATGCCCATTTCACCATCAGCAAGTACTGGGTTAGCAGTAGTCCACGCAGACGCAGTACCACGCCTAAATTGAATTTGAACAGCCATAGTGCTACCAGTTTACCTTATGCAATTGAAAGAGAACCAGATGTTGTAAATGTATGGATTGTATCTGTTCCATCTGTGGTTTTTGTACCACCACTAATTGTTTTACCAACCCCATCAGCGGTTGCATATCGGATTACGACAATTCCAGAACCTCCAGCGGCTCCTTGACCGTCCCCACCGTTGTAGCCACCTCCACCGCCGCCACCTCCAGTGTTTGTGGTACCAGCAGTTGCAAGAGTTGCGTTACCTGTACTTGCACCACCACCGCCTGCTCCACCCGCTGCTGCTGCTCCCATGCTACCGCCACCACCACCACCAGCATATGTAGTAGAAACACCTGTAATAGTGCTTGTTAGACCATCTCCACCTTCACTGGCGGCATCTGTATTTCCTGCTTCTGCGGCACCACCACCTCCACCTCCACGGTGATATGTGTTGTAGGCAGTTGAGTTTGCTCCTGCGAAGCCTTGACCAGCAGTACCTGCACCACCTGGTGACGTACCACTGTAATAACTTCCTTGACAGGCACCACCACCGCTACCACCAGTTTGCCCTGCTGAACCAACTCCCCAACTTCCACCACCTCCACCTCCAAGTGCTGTTACAACACCTTGAATAATGGAGTTTCCGCCCAGTCCTCCCGCCACGTTTCTATTTGGTGTTCCAGTGCCACCTGCACCAACTGTTACGGTATATGTAGTCCCAGATGTAAGTGTTGCTGTACTTGTTAAATAACCACCAGCACCACCACCTCCACCCATTGTGTTTCCACCGCCACCGCCACCGCCAACTACAAGGTAGGTCACTACAAACGAGGCACTTTGACGCATACCAACAGACCAGCCTGCTGCGGTATATACACGAACATAATTCGTATCAGTTTCAAAAATCATCTGACCAACTGTTGGTGACGCTGGTCTAGTAGTAGACGTAACTACAGCCATACCACCAGCACCAGCCGCAATCTTTGCAGTAGTCACCGCACCATCGGCTAGTTTTGCCGTGGTGATTGAACCGTCTGTTACAGCACCAAGGTTATATTTATCCTTGTTCTCTACAAACTTTAGTTCAAAGTCAAGTGGGTCCATTAGGCAGGAAGTTCTACTTCATCCCAAGTTTGTGTTGTTTCGTTCCATACGTAAGATGCTTCATGTGGGCGAGCCACGTTAGGACGGGCAACTGGGGCTTCCCATTCAGTGGTTTCTGTATCAAGTGACCATGATGGGTAAGGCTTTGGAGCAATAAATGCGTTCAAGTCTGATCGGTATGTGTAACCAATACCTGCATAACGAGCACGCATGTTGCCGTTGTATGAGGTCTGTTTCCATGTACCACCCAAAAGATTGCGACAGAATTCAGCGCCTACGGCTTCTGATTCGGTGCCCTCTGAGTCTTTACAATCATCGTTAGATACAACAATGACTCGCAATACAACATTGTCTTCGCCAAGTTCTGCAAAATGTGCCATTTAAGTTTCTCCTAGAAAGTAATACTGCCAGACGCAGTTTATACAATTGTTCCTGTAATTATACCGCACTGACTATTTGCAGCCATTACACACCACCACCGTCTACGGGAGCCATTTGAATATAGAACTGAATGATTGTAGGGTCTCCCCCATCAATCACATACTTACTGAGTACAACGTTACTGATTAGAAACCATGCAGAGCCATCGTATTCATAAACACGTTGACCAATTGTATATTGATCGCCAAGTGTTGGGGAAGACGGAAATGTTACAGCCATTGGTTACCTAAATTGCATATCCATAAACTTCGTATGTGCCAGAGATTGTCCCAACGTTAGCAATAAAACTTAATGAATCAAACGATGTGGATGCACCAAAATAACCTCCACCATTCAATACCGCATCAGGGTCGCCGTTGCCACGACCAGTTGCTTGTGTAATATATGTTGTGTTACTCGTTAACTGAGGTCCAAAAAATGTAGCAGTAACTGAACCAGTTGTAAATGGGTTTTGCAACCTAGTTAACATACCAACAGTTTGACTTGCTCCAAAACCACCAGATGTAGTCAAACCATCAGAAAACCTAGTTCCTCGTAAACCATAAAAATAGTTTGATGTTGAGTTGTCTGAACCACTAACCCTACCTCTCCACCATAAAGGGTTGGAGTCTGATGAGTTAGCAGTTAAGTTTATATTCAACATATAGTTTCTGTATGTTGCGGTAAAGGTATTATTAGGTAGACTTACGGAGTTGACCGAAGTAAAAGAACCAGATGCTATAAAGTCAATTCCTATAGGGTTTGCCCTACTCGTAGATAGGAATACCCAGCCATTTCCGTTATAAACCAACGTCCTGTCCGTGTCAGTCTCATAAATAACCTGACCGTCATATGGTGACGCAGGACGAGTCGTAGACGTACATACACCTGGTTTTATTACTGTGCTTGCACCTAAAACTGAAGAAAATGGCATTACACCCTCCACCTAATATAAATAATACCTGAACCGCCAGCACCGCCAGTGCCGCCGTTGTATGCGCCACCACCACCCGAAGCAGTATTTGCTGCTGCTGCTGTGCCGTTCAAGGTTCCACCGTTGCCACCAACACCTGAACCGCCAGTTCCACCTGTACCAGAACCACCAGAACCGCCACCGCCAGCCTTGAACAAAGACGAGCCACCGATAAAAGTGTTTAGTTGAACTCCTGTGCCACCTGCACCGCCAGTAGTTCCTGAACCTGTGCTACCTGCTGAACCTGCACCGCCACCACCGCCAGCATGGTTTACGTTTAGTGCTGTGCCTACTGCGCCGTCAAAACCTTGCATACCTGTACCTGCACCAGCAGCCGCACGACCGCCACCACCGCCACAACCACCAGCCAAACCAGGAATACGCTCTCCACCTGGGAAAGTTCCGTAACCTGGGCCGCCGCCAACAGCAGTAAGAACTGAACCCAACTTTGTTGAGTTACCAAACAAACCTGCTGCGCCACCTGCACCAATCGTAACGGTGTATGAAGTCGCATCTAAAGAAACAGTTGTTTGTTGGCTTCCACCTGCACCACCACCACCTGATGAACCGACCGATACTGTGTCGGTTCCTGTTCCACCTGCTGCACCGCCACCAAAAATATAGACATCAAATAAACCTGCTGTGGTTGGCGTAAAACTACCTGTTGCCGTTATTGCTACATACTGATAATTAAGACCGTTAATAGTTACAGGTGTTCCACCCGCAGCAGCGCCATAAGGAGTTAAAAGACGTGGTGAACGAGCATTAGATATTGTCATACTTGCCACCTAATTAATACTAAACCTGAACCACCAAGAGCAGCACCTGCTGCTTCGGAACCGCCGCCACCACCGCTTCCAGTGTTTGCTGTTCCAGCGGTTGCAGCAACACCATAATACCTGGCTCCGCTACCTCCACCACCTGTTCCTCCTGTGGCGGTTATGCTTGAACCGTAACCGCCTCCACCACCGCCACCTGCGGCATAAAATGTTGTCCCTGCTGATTGACCACGCCATGCAGACCAGTCAATTCCTGCACCACCGTTGCCGCCGTTCACCATGTTGTTGTATCCCCTATCTAGTGATGGAACTGCACCTACTCCGCCCATTCCACCGCCACCACCGCCACCGTTAGAGCCGTTATTTGGTCCAGCGCCAATACCACTGCCACCACTAAAGCCACTAACAATTGGAGCACCAGCCGCAAGGTTTGCATTTCCACCCTGACTAGGACCCAATGGACGACCACTAGCATATTTTCCAACATAGGAAATATTTCCACCACCAGCACCAATGGCAACAGCGTATGTCCCAACAGCAAAGTATGCTTCTTGAGAAATCACGATTGCTCCTGCACCGCCACCTCCACCACCGTTGGTGTTAATAGGTCCGTTTCCTGATGCTCCCCCACCCATAATCATGCAATCAAAAATCCCAGCAGTTGTAACAGTAAAAGTTCCTGTACTGGTAAACGTCAACATCGTATACGACAAACCATCAACAGTTATGTTAGATGATGTTCCACCACTACCTACACCATAGGGAAAAGTTCTAATCGTGGTGTACGTGTACGTGTACCCTTTATTACCAACGGATATACCCATTACGCTGTTTGTTTCTCCCAGCCAACGACTGTGACATTTACTTTGGCGGCTGTATCTGACAAACCTTGTAATGTCTCACCAGCGGCTAATACAATAGCGGTATCAAACACCATAATGTCGTTTGCGCCAATAGGTAGCGCAGACATGAGGCGGTTTGCGGCTGTTGCGGCTGAACCAATAGCCAATGTCACAGTACGATCAACCGTGTCTGTATTACAAATAATAATTTGTTTAATGATTTCAGCATAACCTGTAGCGGCAGTACAAATAGTAGTTGTAGTAGTTCCTAATTGAACTGGACCACCAAGTCGTGATTCGCTTCTGTCTCCGATTGCCATTTACGCTCCTATAGCCATAGTTATAATTGCACCATCAGTAGTGGTATTTAGCCCACCACCAGCCGCAACTGCTGGAACCCAGTAGGTTCCGTTCCATTGTAATACTTGACCCGTTGTTGGTGTGGGTGCTTGCACATCACCAATGTCATTTAAATACTGAATTGTAGGGATTGAGCCTATTTCTACCCATGCTGAGTTATACCTAATATACGTTTTAGTGGTGTCTGACTCAAACCACAAGTTTCCAGCAGTTGGGGACGCTGGTGGAGTATCCGAAATCGTAACACTCGCTCCACCACTAGCCACTGATGCGGCTGCCCATGTTGAACCATTGTAAGTAATTACGTTACCTGTAGAAGCCCCTGTTGTACTTAGTTTAGACAGTGCAATTGCAGCAGAAGCGTTTATATCTGCATTTACGATTACTCCAGAAGCAATTGCAGTAACACCAGTATCAGAGATGGTGACATCACCTGTTTCAGTAACCGAAGTCGGAACTCCAGAGGCATTGTAAACAATTATGTTTCCAGCAGTACTGGTTGCAAGTTTTGACAATGCAATACCAGCAGAAGCATTAATATCGGCATCAACGATGGTGCCATTTGCAATCATAGTGCTGGTTACAGAACCAGTATCAGAGGTTGTTACAAACGTAGAAGTGTCTAGCGCCCATGTATCTGCGGCTGTCTTTTTAAGGATACCAGAGGTACCAGCAAGACCAGCAATTGCTGTAAGGTCTCCGTCAAGTGGTTGATAAGTGTTTGCAGTTACAGCAACAGTAGGAGTACCACCCTCAGAAGCAGTTCCATTGGTGAGGGTAATACCCGTTCCAGCAACTAGGTTTTGAACATAGTTACCAACAGTGTCTGTACCTAGGTTGATTGCGTCATTAACCCAAAGAGTTCCGTTGTATTTGAGGAAGTCTCCTACTGATGCAGATGTCAATGAAACATCGTGCATCCATTCAAGATGATGATTTCCTGGGATAATTTTTATTGCAATTTGTCCAGACGATGCGTGTCGTATGGTTATGAATGCAACAGCCAAGTCATGGGTTGGTCTTACTTTGGTCAACTTGCCAGCAACGGTTGGATGAGCATAGAGCATGTCACCAGCGGCCCAAGTCTCATCTCCTACCGCAAGTGCGCTTGTAACATCTCCTCTTGTATCAACATTGGTAAGTGTTCCAAAACTCATCACTTCGCCATTAACACCATTGCTGATGTTTGCTGTGACAATGCCCATTATACGAAGTTCGGAGTCTTGTAAACCTGTTACTTGAAACGGTGCAACATCTATTCTTCCGCTAGGTTCTGCGCCAACAGCACCAACCAAGGTTCCCTTTAGTAAAGTTGAGCCAGTATTGTTTCTGACAAGGTATACATCTGGGATGTTGCTGTTTACCCAGTTGGTTCCGTCATACATCAATCCTTGGAATTGAAGTGGAGATGTAATAACAACATCAGTAAGACCATCAAGGTTTGTAGCACCACCACTACTAACAGTGCTTGCAATAAACTTAGTACCATTAAACTTTAAAACTTGATCTGTGGTTGCACCTGTTGGGTCAATCTCAATGTTGTCTACAAA